TACAGCATATGTTATTCATAGAATGCTATATAAATTGAAAGATATATCTGACAAAGAATGTTGTGATAAATCTCCTATATGGTGTTGGAATGAATATGATGTGTTATCCAAGATACAAGATGAAAAATATACAGAAGATATTGTAAGAAATAAATTATTAATTATGGAATATTTTAAAGTGTTAAAACGACCAATTCCAAAATTGATAATTGACTTTAAGGCTGATGTATTTGTACCGACTGTTATCCCAACACTAAAATGGACAACCTATAGTATTATATCTGAGGATTGGAGTAAATATTTCAAAAGTAAGATTCATCGAGATTTAACTATGATATTTGCTTTATTATACTTTAATGGGGCAAATGTAACTGCAAAAGAGGCAGATTGTTCTGTTAAACATTTGGGTACTAATAATAACATCGTCAATTTTGAAAACATTGCATTCGCAGTTCCGGATATGTTAGCTGAAATATTTAGGCTATATCCAAAATTGGATACGGTTCTTATTCGTAATCTTTGGAAAAATTGTGGTATTAATTCTTATCAGTTTCGTTGGTCTGGCATTTATCAACGATGTTACAAATATGATAAGGCTAACGATAATTTTATATTTTTATCTGTTACACCCAAACAAGTTAATACAAAAGTTTTATTAAGTTTTGGATTTCCTGAACCAAGAAATGACTTTGATAAAGGAAAAATGATCAACAGATATAAACAATGGCGAACATACTTTAACTTATGATTAATTTATATTTTTTTTGGCTACTAATCTTGTAGCCAAAAAAATACATATCAACGACCGTCACTTGTAATTTTCAAAAATAAGAATTGGAATATATAATAAGGAGTGAAAACATATGAGTCAGCAATTGGCTTTGATTGGATTCAAGGAGCAATATGTTCCCGATATTAACATTGTCACAAATGATAATACTGAAATAAGCGGGGAAAGTTATCTTGACAATGTTGTTGAAATAAATCGTTATCTTGAACAAATGGACAATGAGGATGAATTACACTTTAACGATAACGAAAATTTAATTGATTGTATTGAAGTAGACAATAATTATTTAGGTACAAAGAAAATTACTGATAAAAGCACTGATGCTTTCACGCCCAATGAAGTAAGGCTCATGCTTGAAGAGCTTTTAAAACCTTCAAAATATTATATAAACAGTTTGAGAAATTACCTTTATATAGTATTGAGTGTAAATACAGCTCGAAGAGCAGGTGACATTGTAAGTTTAAAGGTTGGAGATGTTTTGCAAACCAGTTCTAATGGGGTAAGTGTTGGGGAATACATTAATTTACATGAGCAAAAAACTAAGAAATATGCTCATGTAAAAATTAACTCTTTTGCTAAATCAGCTTTACAATATTATTTCCGTGAATTAGGAAAATATAATCAACTTCATGGAAATTGTAAATTAAAAATGTCAGATTGGCTGTTTCCTAAGTGTTTCACTCCAGATGAGCCAAATACAGTGGATGGAATGAGAAAAGTCATTCAGAGATTAACAAAAAAACTGCATAGTAAAAATCCACAAATGTTTTGTAAACATTATGGAACACATAGTTTACGAAAGACAATTGCCCGAAATGTTGTAGATCATACAACGGATATCAAAGAACTTCAAATTACGTCAGAGTTTCTTGGTCATTCCAGCCAAAAAATAACGGCTGCCTATATTAATATTCAACAAAAGGAGATTGATGATTTTGTTGAAAAATATGGTGTTGGCTTGGAAGTCTGATTTTATATATATTTAATTTATCTCCTTTTTAGTTGGTTTATTAGTTGTGAAAATCAACCGTAAGTTTTTCAGAAATTCTTTTGCTTACGGTTTTATATATTGAGCAGTCGCCAAGCGGTTAAGGCACTGGACTTTGACTCCAGTATCGTGGGTTCAATTCCCACCTGCTCAGCCAAACGGTATTGTGTAGCTTTATAACCTTGCGGTTCAAAATAAAAATCTACTGTCATGGTAGAAAGACTTTATACTGATCAATTACTCAGTTTGGCATTGAATGGAACGGCGGTGTACCTTAACTGTTGTTTCGTCAGCCTTCAATCTACACAATACCGAATATGACACAGTAGTCCAACGGCAGAGACAGCAGACTTAAAATCTGTACAGTGAGAGTTCAAATCTCTTCTGTGTCACCATATGGACTGTTAGCTCAACAGGTTAGAGCGGCAAACTCATAATTTGCGGGTACAGGGTTCGACTCCCTGACAGTCCACCATTTACAAGTGAGTGCAATCGGCACAAACTCATTTTGTAACCTCCTTGACGCATGACGGATAAGCGTCACCATAACGGTACATGGTTGTTCATCGGTATGAACTGAGTCCGTCCAAATAAAAGAAAGGAAAGAATCCAATGAAGAAGTTAAAAGCTGAACTACATAGAATGCGATTCTGGATAAGTGCAATATCAATTTCCATTACAATTCCGTTGTTTATCACTGCTCGATTAGGAGCAGTGAATGAACGAAAATCAGAAATGCTTGGTGGCGAATTGTTGATTTTGTTCATTCCATTCATTGCAAATATGATATACATAAACATTAGGGATACAATAATCGAACATCGTAGAATGACGATGGTTCTCAAAAGAAAGAAAGTCCCAAAACCCACAATTGTGGTTAAAAATATTAAGAGCATAAAGGAGAATACATAATGTCCAAAGTAAATAAAAGTGAGGTTTTATTGGAGTTTAACTGAGAAAAACCACGAATAAATTCAACATTTAAACAAGATAGTATAGAGGTGCAAAAAATGATTGATTGTAATATCACCAAAAACTACTTTGCTGAAAAGCGAAGAATGACGAAAACGCATAAAGTAAATGATACTACATATTTATGCAGTATTGATTGTGCTAAATGTCCTTTGCATTTATCAAAGAACGATTTAGATGATAAGATGTCGTGTTATGACTTTGAAATAGGTTATCCTGAAAAAGCAATAGAAATAGTTCAGCAATGGTCGGATGAACATCCACAGAAAACATATCTTACGGAGCTTTTGAAAATCTTTCCAAACACTCCGCTTAATGATGACGGAACTCCTAAAGGTATATGTCTACATGAATTAGGGGCGACGAGTTTAGATAATTGCGAAGTAGACAATGCGTGTGCTAAATGCTGGAATCAGCCTATTTCTATTGAGGACGATGAAGAGTAATGAAAAGATATATTGATGCAGATAGATTTATCGAATATTTAGGCTTCGAGAACACCGAAGAAGAACGAGATGAAAATGTCGGTGAAATTGTTACACTACAAGACTTTGATAATCAGATAGCAGAAGATGTGCAGGAAGTTAAACACGGAAAGTGGATATCGACTGTAAATGCTTTAGGGGAGATTGAATATCATTGCTCAAAATGCGATAATTATTTGTTCTTCTTATTGTATAATTATTGTCCCTATTGCGGTGCAAAAATGGATAAGGAGTGATACAAATGAGAGAAGTTACAATAGGAGATTTTGTGGAAACAGTTTACGGTGTTAATGGTATTTTAATTGATGTAAGAAATACTCCTTATGGCACAACTGCATATATCGCTACAGCTGATGGGCGAACATTTTATTGTCCTGTTAGTGGTTTAAAAGATTGTATTTATAATGGGTGATATTTAACGAAATATTATTATAAACTAATTGACAATGACACACATGAACTATTAGCTATATTATAACTTGTAGGCATACAACTCCTGAGAGCCTTTGTGGCTTATAAGGATTTAACAGATATCACGCTGAAGTCTGCACAAAACAAGAACACGATAAAGATGAGTATATTGAAATATCTGAACTAAAAAAAATTAAGTCTTGTCCGAGTTGTGATGCAAAGATGAATAGGAAGGAGGAGCAACAATGCCTTGTAAAAAATGCGGATTGCAATACTCAAGTTATTGCGTTGATTGCGTATATGTAAAAACATGACTTAACTTAAACGATGAAGAATATCACGAGATTTTGAAATTAAGGAGCGAGCAAGAATGAAAGCCCATATAACTAAAGAACCTGCTGACATATGTGAGTATTATACACAAGATTGTAATTTATCTTTTCTCACTACCGTTACATATCACCCACCTAAGAATAGTCATAGGAACGCACCTTGTCCTTGTGGAAGCGGAAAAAAATATAAAAGATGTTGTTTGATAAAAGAGAACAGACAAAATGACAAACTTTGAAAAATCAAATCAATGAGCATCGAGGAAATGGCAAATTTCATCTTTAATGGTGTTTCGAGTGATTCTTGCGACTATTGCAACAATCAATCAAATGCCGATTATTCACATTGCTTCGATTGTGCTGTGAATACGAATATTATTGTAGATCGGCTTGAAAGTTATGACACGGTGCAAACCGTGTGTCGGGTGAAAAACTTAAATTTATTAAAAAAGAGGTTAAAATTATGTTAGATGTTATCACAGCTAATAAAATTGTTAATGCTTTACAATGTAAAGGACACAATATTGAATGGGTGAAAGACCATTATCTCAAAAATTTTATAACAATGGATTCATATGTTAATGTTTCCATATGTAATGTTGATTATTGGGTTATGCCAATAATCGCTTTTAAAAACACAAATGCAACTGTATTAGGTTTTGTTTATGAGCGTACTGTTTATGAAGTTGGCAAATATAGTCGTAAAACCTCAAGACTGTTCACGAACATTTATAATGCCTATTTTTCCGATAATAATTATGATAGAGTTTATATGAAAAAAACGGTGTAAATAACAAAGCGTTATATTTTGATTTTGACTGGACAAATGTCTATAGATATGATGAAGGTATTTGTGATGTTAAAAAACGATTAACAAAAAGAACTAAAGGTAGATTTTGTAAAATATATGAGTTATCAGTTTTAATGGAGATTAAGGAGGATTAAATAATGGTTTCATATAATACACAAATTGATAATACAACTAAAAAATATAAGATACAGTTTGAAACAGATGATTATGATGTTTTTAAGTTGGTAGAAAAAATCTGTAGTAATACTGTAGGTACAGATAATTTATTAGAGGTTTTTTCTACTTGTGAACTTGTAGAAGAGTTGGTAAGTAGAAAAGGATATTGAAACAGAAGTTTTGTTGTGTTACAGATTGAGGTAGATATAATGGCAAAATTTGCGGTAACTTATGAAAATGAAACAATCAAATATGAGCTTACTTTTAAAAATAAAGTGTATGATTTTACAATGTACAAGTATGAAGATGATTGTGGTATACACGGTATGCACTCTGATAAACAATTATTTAGCTATCAGTTGGAAAACGATGGTGTTGATACCTCTGTGTTAGATTGGGATATAGATAATGTAGTTTTTACAACCGATGAAGTAGAAATCCTTGATACACTTAAAATGTTAGAAGCAATTGAGTAGGAGGTAAAAATGAAAATAGTTTATCACAATGACGCAGACGGTAAATGTGCAGGTTTCTGGGTTAAGGAACTTGCTTATGCCGAGGAATATATTGGTTACATAGAAATGGATTACGGCAGAGAGTTTCCGTTTGATAAGATTAAGAAAAATGAAACAGTATATATTGTTGATTACTCAATCGAACCAAGTGAAATGGATAAGCTTCTCGAAATCACACCAAATGTTACTTGGATCGACCATCATATTTCAGCAATTAAAAAATATGAAAACTATGACAAAGAAATTCGTGGTGTCAGATATGATGGGGTAGCAGGATGTATGCTTACATATTGTTATCTGAAGCATATGACAGATAGAGGCATTGGCGATATTAAACCATTCGAGGAGAGTATGACGGAAGATGCTCCGATGTTTACAAAACTGATAGCTGATTACGATGTATGGACTTTTAACTATGGACATTTAACTAAAGAATTTCACGCAGGATTCAAGACACTATCAAATACAGCTCCATTCAGTAATTGTTGGATGGAATTAAATAATCCTGTATATGATTATGGTGCTACAGATGCTTTAATCAAGGAAGGTGTTTCAAGAATTAAGTATCGAAAAGAAACAATGGAACACTATTGTAAAACTTTCGGTTTTGAAGTGATGTTTAACGGTTACAAATGCTTTGCTGTCAATATGGGAATGATGAGTAGTGACGATTTTGTTATTAATAACATTGACGATTATGACATGCTGATTGGCTTTGTTTTCAATGGTCACGGATGGAGATATTCTCTGCGTTCAACGAAGGTTGATTGTTCAAAGGTTGCCACCATGTATGGTGGTGGCGGTCATAAAGGTGCTGCTGGGTTTAATACCAAAGAATGTGTTTTAGAAAAGGGTGATGACTGTGCAAATTCTTAAACACGGAAAATATTATCATCCACCACAGTTGTGTATCTGTCCAAAATGCGGATGTAAATTTGTGGTAGATGATGATGAATGTGAGTATTCTTACTTTGATGATATTTACGGATGTGAGTGTCCTGAATGTGATACAAGAAGTTCGTCAGTAGGGGATTATAAAAAATGGTAAAGATTATTAAAAATGGTACAGATTGTGTGACGAAATTATTTCATCTTGTCAACCACTAAGAAACTTGGTGCAATCGGCTAATAAAATACATATTTTAAGGAGGTGTAAGAAATGGATATAACGACAATTATACCAATTGTGGTTTCGGCAGTTGCGGTAATAATTGTAATCGCTTGCGATATTTGTATTGCTGCAAATCACAAAAAATTAAAGAAGGCTGAGAGGAAAATCAAAAGCCTTGATATCTACATAAAAACTACAAAAGCGTATATGAATGCTCTTGAGCAGGATTACAGAGAGGTGATTAAGAAAACCGAGAGGGAGGCAGTGTAATGTTAGATTGTGAAAGACAAGTAATGAAAAGTTTATCAAATGAGCAATTGATTTACATTATTGAACAGTTACTTCATAGTCAGGGGTTGGTTAGCACTATCTGTGTGGAAGAGTCTAAACGACATATAAATTCTGATGAAGCTGTTGAACAAATTCGTATGAGTCTTTATGATATGCCTATCATAGACAGTAGAATTCTGCCTGCATATATTGATATGCAATTAGGTAAAATTACTAACGAAGAGTTTAGATGTATTTTTTGTGGTTAATAAGGAGGATTGGATAAGAATTGAGTAAGTGTATGTTATGTCTACATAAACAAATATGTCGATATAACGATGGAGTTAATGAATGGTGCAAGTCAACACGCAAATGTCCTCATTTTAACGATGACGATGTATCATTTTGGCTTCATGCCGACATTGATGATATTATGGACTATATCAAGGCTAAGAATAATGTTACAAATACTTAGCAAAAGAGCGGAATAATGTTACCTTAGCAAAAGGAGGAAGATATTATGGCAAATTTTGAAAATATTACAATTGAAAAGGGTATGTATCAGACAAAGGGCGGAATTTCGGGTGCACTTGAAAAGCTTGATCCGTCAGAAAATTACAGAGGTACTGCACTTGAGGGACTTGACGCATTTTCCCGTCAGCTCAAACGCTTTGACATTAAGGTTAAGGGCAGAAACAGCGACTGTGTTGAAAAGTTTTTTCAGAGTTCAAACTCTGCGGCACTTTTCCCCGAATATGTGAGCAGAGCCGTTATGCAGGGCATGGAGAGAGCGGATATTCTCCCAAATCTTGTGGCAACCGTGACAGACATTGAGGGTATGGATTACCGCAGTATTGCATCTGTTCCGAGTGAGGATGACAAGAGTCTTAAACTCGTCGGCGAGGGTGCTAAGATTCCGCAGACTGAGGTTAAGACAAGAGAAAACCTTGTTAAGCTTCACAAGCGTGGCAGAATGCTTGTTGCATCATATGAGGCGCTTCGCTTTCAGCGTCTTGACCTCTTTGCCGTAACACTCAATCAGATTGGCGCATATATTGCAAGAGCACAGCTTAAAGATGCGATTGATGTGCTCGTGAACGGTGACGGCAATGAAAATCCCGCCGGCACACTTGATGTTGCAACAGGCGGCAAGATTACATATGAGGATCTTTTAAAGCTTTGGACAGAGCTTGCCCCGTATGAGCTCAACACAATTCTTGCGTCAACCCCCGAAATGCAGAAGATTCTTTCACTTTCTCAGCTTCAGGATTCAAACGCAGGTCTTGATTTTCAGGCTACGGGCAGAATGATTACACCTCTCGGTGCAAGCCTTCTTCACACTCCTGAGCTTGAGGGCGGTAAGATTATCGGTCTTGACAAAAACTGTGCTCTTGAAATGGTTCAGGCAGGCGGTGTTGTTACAGATTACGACAAGCTTATTGACCGTCAGCTTGAAAGAGCCGCAGTTACCTGTACCGCAGGTTTTTCAAAAATCTTTACAGAGGCGTCAAAGGTGATGAGCTGTTAAGGAAGAAGTGAAATAATTTTACAGTTTGTATGTTTTGTTATTGGAGCGATATTTGGTGGTTGTTTTGCAGCTACTGTAATGGCACTTATTTTTGCTCATACCGATATTTACGATCAAAAGGAGGATAGCGATGAAGAAGAACAGTTACAAGAAAGTGAACGGTAAGAATGAGTGGACAGTCGAAGAGCTGCGTGGATTATGACAATCCCTTCTTTCATCATTCAAAACGGTGGAAGTCTTGGACAAAGAAACAGCTCAATCGTACATTCAGACGAAAAAGTCAATCATTGACAAGAAATTTATATAATAGGGAGGAATAAAAAATGAGAGATAATCTTGGAGATAGAATGAAAGGGTATGAAAATGTTAACAGAACATACCTCACAAAAAGAACGCCAGTTATTATTAGAATTGACGGAAAATCATTTCATACATTGACAAGAGGTTTTCGAAAACCATTTGATGATATTCTTTCGACAACCATGCAAGAAACGATGAAATATCTATGTGAGAATATACAAGGTTGTGTTTTAGGATATACGCAATCAGATGAAATCACACTTGTACTTGTTGATTATAAAAACATAGATACATCAGCTTGGTTTGATTACAATGTGCAGAAATGTGTCAGTGTATCGGCAAGTATGGCAACATTTGCTTTTAACAATTTTTTAAAAAGGAATGTTCGTACTTTGCGTAGAAACAATGAAAGCGATGAGTATTATCGTGGAGTACTTGACAGGGCTGTAGAAAAAGGCGCAATGTTTGACGCTCGTGTATTTAATATTCCTAAAGAGGAGGTCTGTAACAACCTCTTGTGGAGACAGAACGATGCTACCAGAAATTCAATTCAGATGGTTGGCAGAGCATATTTTTCTCACAAACAATTAGACAGACAATCTGCAGCAGATATTCAGGATATGCTTATGCTTGATAAAGGTATTAACTGGAATAATTATCCTATCAAATATAAGAGAGGTAGCTGTTGTGTTCGCAAGATAGACGACATAACAGGCAGAAGTAATTGGGTGATTGATAACGCAATTCCTATTTTTAAAGCAGACGGTCGGGAGTATATTAATGACTTAGTATATGTAGGAGAATAAAAGAGGAGTTTTAATTGCCGAACAACAGTTTACAGATAAACTCGTGATTTCCGTTTTTATCCTTTAATAATTGCATTTATAGCAGTAAAATGAGCAGGTAAAAACGGATATTGCGTAATTAACCAAAGAGGTGAAAATGTGTTATATTTTTTAACACTATTGACCGTCATTTGTAATTGCAAAAAATAAAATATAAAATTAAAGGTGGTGATGCTATGAAGGATGTCTATTATGACTTTAAATCGAAAGGTGGTGAAAATAATTTCAAAAGATGTAAACGATATGACAGTTGAAGAAATAATTGATTCATTTCCTGATGAAAAAATTAAAGAAGCTGTTAAAAATGTTTATGATGCTGCTTACAAAAAAGGTCTTATGATTGGAGCATACTCAATTTCTACAATTGTATTGAAGAAGCTTAAAGGAAGTAAAAATCCTGCTTTAGCTGTAGCTAATACAATTAAGTTTTTAAAGTCAAATAAACATATTGAGTCATATGATAAACAGCAAAAAGAGATTATAGAGAAAGGATTTTAAGATGTTAAAAACATCCAAAAATTATTTAGTTGATAAGGAATTAACTTGCAATGGTTGTACTTATTTAGATTTTAAAGTCAAATAAACATATTGAGTCATATGATAAACAGCAAAAAGAGATTATAGAGAAAGGATTTTAAGATGTTAAAAACATCCAAAAATTATTTAGTTGATAAGG